CGTCAGTATAATTTAGTTTTGCGTTTGCATTAAACACACCTTTAGTACCAACAAAGAACTTACCATTCTCTGGATTGATACCACAGAATACAGCAGGTGCGCCATCCCATTTGGTAGTAATGTTTACTTTGTTTGTTGAATGGCCTGCAAGCATGTCTCTCAACGATTGTAGAAAGTTGATTGCATCACGGGTACCTGGTACACCACGATTCAAAACCTCATCTTCAATATGCTCGAGGTGAAGGTTCTTACCTTCTTTTGCTTCTGTTATAAATTCTGTGAATTTCATTTTAACTATACTTTATGAAAATACTACTGTTCTTTGTTGCTGATGATGCGTATTCATATATGTATTTGCACAAAGCATCCATCTTCTTTTCTTTTAAAACTGTATGAACAAGGTTAATGCCAATATACTTTGACATCCACCATGTTTTATCTTGTCTGTGTCCTGCTTTTGCCTGCGCTATTAGAATATCAAGTTTCTCTTTTGAACCAGATAACTCTTTAAACATAGTCGCAAACTTTTTAAAATCTGCATCAGTTGGTTTTTCAATTGGTGTTTGATTAGGGAAACTTAGTTTAGCTCTACTAACTCCTGCTTCCATTGCACCATCAAATATCACACCACCGCCGATTTTACCACCTGCTGCGGCCTTACCTTTGATTTCACCTTGCCATGAAGAAGGCACTGGTCGGCTTGAAAAGTTACGCAACTGAACCTCACCTGGATTTCCCTCTGACTTGTATTGTATGTAGATATCTTTTGAATCAGTCATATTCATACCAAGTTTGATGCCAGTAAACTGAGCAACAAGAGGTTTACCATTGTTGAAGAATTTGGAGTGAGGTGTATCTTTTGGTCCAATTTTCTTCAACGAGATACCAATCATATTGGTGTGTGCGAACTCATCATAAACATAACGATTGTATTCTGTTAATGTATCGAAATTAGTTTTCAACTTGAATGTTTTCTTTATCATCCAAATATCGGCTGGATTCCATTTGTCATCACCAGTGATACCACTACCCTTTTTGAACTTGCGCCAATTATTGTAGATAGCATCAACTAATTTTCCACCACGATAGAACTTGAAATTTTTACCAGTCTTAGCACCAGGAACTTCTTCAAAAATTAGATTAGCCGTCAATACGACACTTCTAAACCAATTCTCATCTAAACCTGCCATGCATTGTTTCAATGTTCTATCACAATCTGCATCACCAATGGTTTTATCTGTAATTTGAGACACATCAACTAAGTCTTTTCCAAGGTGTTGTCTTGTCGCACAAGCATAAGCCTGCAAACTTTCTGCCAAAGCGGTGACTTCTGAACCAGCACCTGAGACTTTACTTTCTGTATCGACATTTACTTTCGATGGGATTTTCATGTTCATACCTGAGTTATTGATTATCAGGTATTTATCCTACCACGGTTACCGAATAATGTCAAGCACTTTATCACCAGTCCATACTTCTTGTTCTGTACGTATTCGACCCTCTGTTTTCAATGTCTCAAATCGGTTAATGGCCTTCTTGCGCCACCACTCAATAATGTTGGTCAGGTTATGTTTCTCATAGTTCTCACCTGGCACCAGTTTTGTATCCTTTCCGTTTACAAAATCGACCATGTTTTTGAACCCATAATCAGAGACAAAGTACCGTTTCTGTTCGTTCAGGTTCTTGGCGTTCTCAATAGTCTTTGCAAACTTCTCACCCTCTGGTGTACCTTTGAGTGTTGTTTTAATGATACTAACCATTGCATTTGAAATCTTCAACTTGCGTGACGATGCACCCTCTGGTGCCAATGGTTCTTCAATAATGCCTTCGATGTAGTCTTTGAGGTTGGTGTAAGTATCACCATGCAACATAGGCAAGAAGTCACTATCAGTCAAGCCTTTGAAACGAATCAGAGGTTTCATACCATCATACTGTGATACTGCCTTTGAACTACCATACAAACTGGTTGTTTCAAAGAGGCAAGTTGTCATGCCATACTTTTCATCCAACATTTTACGAACTTCGTGTGTGGTACAAATCGCAGCAAGTAATTTACCACCAAGATAATTGAAACCAAATGGTTGTGCAGGCACGATAACGAAACCCATTGCAGCACAAGCATTGAATCGTTGAGCACCGCCTTCTACTTGTGTGAAGACTTGACCCAACATTTCATTACGAGGTTTGCAATTGATAACAGGAGAACCAAGACGAATGAAACCACACCACTTCTGTGTTTTCTTTTCTAAGATAGCAAGACGCAAACAACGGCCAGGAATACTGGTCATGTTTGAGTGACTTGAAATCATATTCAAGTAAGTGTCCCATCGGTCTTGTGGCAATTCAACCAGTTCAAACTCCATGTCAGCAGGTGACATAGTGAAATCAGAAAACAAATCTTCTTCTGGTCCCATGCCAAAGAGAACAGGTGACCGTTCTGCCATTGAGGCCAGTTTTTGTTCACGCATGTATTCATCAATACGACCAAACTTATCAAAGTAGTCGGAGAATACTTCTGCACATTTTACTGCTTGTTCATGGGTTAGTTTCATACTTTAAGTCCGCCAAAATCTTTTTTGCGTTCACGATTACCAAATGTATTCAATGGTGGTGTATCTTGTCCTGAATCGGTGATATCTTCTTGTGCTGATTGTTCTGCATCATATAGTCTCATCTTTGCACGGTCAACACCAAGAACAAATCGTTTATTGGAACTTGGGTCTGCATAACGATTCTTCAATTGTTTGACCAGAATCTGGTTCAAGCCTTGCAGTTCTTCATTAGTAATCAATGCAAACATAAAGTCGGCAGTTGCAGGCAAACCAAACGATTCAGAAGTATCGGTCAGTTCAACATCAGAGTTAGAATAACCACTACGAGTTGTTTGTGTTGCAGATACGATTGGCACATCTGATTCAACAGCAAGACCACGCAATTCTTCTGCAATAGATTTGATATATGAATAACTGTTTACATTGGCACCAGGTTTAATCCGTGAAGAACAACAAATGTTCAGATAGTCAATGTAGATAATATCTGGTTTGAAATTCTTCTTCAAAGCCAAGTCATTCAACAAGGCACGGAAGTGTAATGCAGAGGCACTCGCCGTTGGATATTCTTTGATGATTAGTTTACCATGTGTTTTGTTTTGTAGTGTAGAAAACTTGCGAACATAATCTTCTTTACTGATTGTGTGCAATTCATTCAAATCAATATTCAGTAAGTTGGCGTCAATACGCTCAGCAATCTTTTCTTCTGCCATTTCCATTGTGATGTACAATACATTTCGACCCTCAGATAGATTAGCGGCCGCACAATGACACATGAACAATGACTTACCAACACCAGTACCAGCAAGAGCAATGTTCAATGTCTTGCGTGGTAGACCGCCTTTGGTAATTTTGTTGAAATAGTCCAAGTCAAAACGGATACGAGATTCAACTTTGTGATACGATTCATACCGTGAATCAATATCATTCATGTAGTCATGGCCAATATTGTTGTCGAAGGATACACCAAGTGCATCACTCAACAATTTTGGAATCTCACCCTTGCTTCTCTTTTCGACCTTACTATCCAGAATCGACACAGATTCCATAATAGCATTGTAGATGGCTTTATCTTGGCAAAACTTCTCTGTTTGATTAATCAACCATTGTGTTTCGGTTGGTTCATCTTTGTGGGTTTTGATTTCTTCCAACAAAGAAATAGCATCACGTACTTGTTCTTCGGTGATGTTTTTCTTTGAGGTGAAATTGATTACAAGGGCTTCGTGTGTAGGAAGATTCTTGTATGTGTCGGTGAATTCAAAGACTTCTTTGAATACTAACTTTTCTGCGTTGTTGGAGAAATAATCAGGTCGAATGAATGGTAATACTTTGCGAGTATAATCCTCATTGTAAATCAGGTTCTTGATTATAGTCTGCTCTAATCGGTTCATTCGTTTTCTTTTCTAAAATTTGTTCTAACAATACACCCATAAAGGTAACAAAATCTTGGTCACTTTTCAAGGCCTCAACATCATGTTCACCTGGATGTCCTATAACATATCCGAATTGTAGACGAGCAACCATACCTTCTTCTACAACTCGGACATTGGTGTAGTGGTATGCTACACCAGTGAATTTACCTTTTAAGATTTCAATAGCAGTTACCTTGCGGTCTTCACCATCTGCAAAATGGTAATCTAGGTCAAAGAACCTATAATCAACATCTTCTTTAAGCATCTTCGGTTTCTTCCACCACAGGAGTTTCTCCCATAATGTTGTTATAAGTGATTTCATATTTCTGTTTCACAAACTCTCTAAATTTGTCATCATTCAAAATTGATTCCATAAATTCAGGCGTACCAGTTTCAGCGATACGCTTCTTGTCACCAATTTCACCAGTTGTTTGGTCTACCTTTGCATACCAACCATTAGTTGGTTTGACCACATGGCCGGATTCAAGTGCAAGGTCAAGTAGACCACTATACTTACTAAGGCCACCATCATAAGATACAGAAATAGGGATTTTAGATTTTTCTTTGACATATCGGGATTTTTCTACGTTGATGATAAAGTGGTAACCTTTAATCTCGGTACCGTCTTTATCTTGTTGACGACCAAGAATATAAATGTTATCAGCAGAGTAATACGAACCTGTACCACCACCAACAATATCTTTAGGGAACATACCAATTTCTTTGTATGTGTGATTGACTACGACCATCGGAATATCTTTGATGGTCAAGTGAGGTGTTACCATACGGAACAAACTCTTAACTTGTTTTGCACGAGACATATCTGCAACAGACTTGCCTTCAAGTGCATCTTCAACTTCTTTCTTTGACGCCAAGTTACCAATAGAATCAAGGACAATCATCAACTTGTCACCACGATTCACATCTTGTAACTGCTGCATAATGTCAAACTTCAACTGTTCAATATCAGTCAAAGGTGTATGCAAAACACGGTTCATATCAATGCCAAATGTCTCAAAGTATTTGACTGGTGTACCGAATTCTGAATCATAGAACAACAACACCGCTTCAGGGTATTTGTCCATGTAAGACTTTGCCATCAGCAAACTGAAAGCAGTCTTAAAGTGTTTTGATGGACCTGCCCACATTGTGAGGCCTGGCGTAATGCCACCATCTAAACGACCAGATAGTGCCACATTAATCATTGGCACGGCCGTTGGAACCATATCTTTATCAGTAAAGAACTTCGACTTGGATAGTATTGCACTATCTTTAATTGTCGAATTCTTTTTTAGTTTTTCAAGCAAACTCATTTAAATTCTCCATCAATTTTAGTAATCTTCGACCTTGGTATAACTTCATTATTATCATCTACGAAAAAGGATTCTATACTATTTCCACCTAAGTTGTCAAGTGGTTTCATTTTCTTTGCCTTCTTCTTAACTACAGGTATTTCTTCCTGTTTGTATCTGTTTCTGTATGTTTGATTAGCAGCAATCAGCAATAACACGGCAAGTGGGTCAAAAACAAATATAATCACAATGATTACGGCCCTTACAGCTTTATCTATGAATGAAGGGTCTTCTTTATCATAGAACAACTCGGCGATGTATTTGATAGGACCAATCTCTGCCGACAGTTTGTTTTCTTCGGCAAGTAATGGCAACTTCTCATTAGCAATCCGTTTTAGTTCTGCCTGTGTTTCTTGGATTTGTTTGTCTATTCTATTTGTTGCCGTTGATGGGTCACCTGCTCGTTTCAAAAGGTATTCTAATCTTTCACGAGCAATCTTTTCTTGTGTCTCTAATGTTTTCACTTGAACGGTGTTAGCACCAAGTGTTACATTAGATTCAAGGTGTGCCTTTGAAAGATAACCAAAAATACCCATTGAAGTAATCAACATCAGAAGAACAACTGCCGTTGTGAAATAGTATTTCATCAATCGGTTTGTTTCGTTCCAATTATTATATAGCCAAGATACTGTCACCAGTTTAGATGCTTCGAGAATCGAGCCCATAATGACAACAGGCCAAAAAGAACCTGGAAATATCTGTGCAAGACCAATTACTGAGTAATAAGCCGCAACACCTGATAAACCAATAGCAGTTAAGAATGGTAACAATACTTGTATCATAATTTCTAAGGATTATTTTTCGAATGTGGAACATCAAACACAAAAGTAATCCTCACCTCATCTCCAATATTTTTAGTTCCATGTGGTAGTTTGTTGTTGAACCATAACAAAGTTCCAGGCTCAACAATAACCGATTCATCACCTACTGTATACTCATAACGACCTTGAATAGAAAGGTGATATCTATCTCTTGTCAGATAATATTTTCCAAAGTCTACATGTGTACCTACAATTTCACCAACTGGTAATGCCAAGAAAGCACATCGAGAAAACTTCTTAAAGTTTCTTTTCATAAAACGAACAATCTCGGTGTGTTTATTGTATGCAGGAGTGGAGATACAATATTCTGTATCACCCACAAAGTCCTCTGGTTTATCAACTGCACCAATAACCAATTGCAAAACATCAGCAGTAACAATATATTTGGTTGGGTCTACTTGGTCTGTACCACCTAGTTTCTTTTGTGAACCCCAATCTTCTGGATATTGTTGTAACTGTTTCAGTATCTTGCTTACATTGATACCAGTTTTGATGATGCGAATATTATCCAAAGAAACTCTCCAACGAATTAGTCTTCTCAATCTTCCAATCCATACAGTCTAACACAACCTTAATTGGTTCAAGGAATGTTTTCTCAAACTGCAAATCATAATCAATATACTCATGTAAACCAAACTCAGCAGGTAATCTGGTTGGGTAAGAGATAACAGAATCTTTGAATGGGTTTGGTTGTTTCAGATATGAAAACTTAACTTTTTCGCCTTCTTGAATTCTAGGATACTTCTTTTCAAGTCCCATCAATTTCAAATTGTAGTTGTACAGAATAGCACCCTTGACATGAATAGGTGTGCCTTTCTTGTACAGAGTGGCAGAATCAGAATATTCTTTTAGACCATTCAGGCCACGAGGGAAAGAAATATCTTCAGGTGGCAAACTCTTAAACTCTTGTTTGAATTCTTCAATGAAGGTGTGAATGTCATCTTCTGTACCACGAACCATTAGTTCAATCGCTTGTTTCATTTTAACACGAACAGCCGATGGTGTAGAAGACTTCACCATTTCTAGACCCATAACTTTGAGGTCAGGTTCTTCATATGCAACACCTTCGTTGTTGTATACATTAAGAATGTATCGTTTCTTGGCAGTCCAAATACCTTTGTCAGCCAATGCTTCCCGTTTCATTTGCATTTTTTGGGAGTACGCATGAACATACGTAGCAAGCTCCTGATAACTCGCATCAATATACGGTTGAATTTTATCTTCGCATACACGGTCCATGAAACTAATAACCTGTTGTTTGTCGATGTTTGGAGAGACAGAGTTTTTCTGTCCCGTGCCATACACCTTGTCAACAAGGTCACCAAGACGGAGATAAATCGAATCTGTGTCCGAGGCGATAACATAATCACTTTCTGTTTTCAATAGTTTGTTCATGTAGGCGTTTATCTTAGCCTCAATCCACCTAATAGACAACTGACCAGCAGTAGTGACGCCAAGAGCCATTCGTAAATCATAAAAGCGGAAATACTGGCTACCAAGAGCACCGTAAGCAGAGTTAAGAGA